CCGGCTGCGGCTCTGGCGCGGCGTTGAAGCGATCGTTGAAGGTAGCGCCGCCAGCCTGCTGTGGCGCTTGGCTCGGAAGGCCACCGACGCCGCCGAGGCCCCCGAACATCGCACCTCCCTGCTCGGCAGCGCCCGGCATCGGCGCTGGTGCGGTCTGGGAGATCGACGGCGGAGCCCCGCCCTTGCCGCCCACAGCTTGGCCAAACAACGAGCCGTAATCGATCGGCTGCTGCTGCGGTTGCGGCTGCGCCATCGACTGGTTCAGCCCGCCCGGCATGCTCATGCCGGGGGTAGGGTCCTGCTTCGCGCCGCCCTGGTAGAGCTTGGTCCAGTCGAGCCCCGCCCCAGGCTGAGCGCCAGCGCCACCAAGACCACCGAACATGCCAGCACCAGCACCAGCATTGAAGTCGAAAGGGCTTTTGCTGGAGGGGTAAAGACCGGCGGCGGCAGATCCCACGCCGCCCCAACCCCCACCGGAAGGATTGATTTGCCGAAAAATATTATCGAGATTGGCGTTACCGCCTCCACTACCGCTACCCCAACCTCCACCGCCGCCCCAGCCCCCGCTTTGAGGGTTGATCTCCCGGAAAAGATTATCGAAATAAGAGCTGGTTACGGGGGCGGGGCCCTGATACATGCCGCCGCCACTAACGATATTATTGACACCGCCTTGGGGGGTTAACCAAGGTTGCTGCAATTGCTGCATGGTCGCGCCAGTGCCAGCATTGCGTTCGTCAAGGTAACTGCCACCCTGGACATTCTTGTCCTTGGTGGCCTCGTTCATGAGACTGATGGAAGAGCTTATGAGGTCGGCAGTATGCTGCTGGCTCGCCTGGGTGCTGCGCAAAAGACCACCCAGGTAATCTTGGGACTGCTGAAAGTTGTTATAGTTGTTGGCATTGGTCCACTGCGCCGGGTTCGTGAACGACGTGGTGTATTGCAGTGGCTGAAAGTACGAACCGGCGTCTTGGGTCCAACTCATCTAATCGGGCTCCCGAACACCCCCCATCCGAGGATGCCGATCAGGATGAACAGGATCAGCCAGGAGCCGAACGGCGCCCAGCTTTGCGGCGCTGGCTGCCAGGGGTTCATGCTCCAGCCCCCGAAGATCAGCGTCAGCACCCAAAGCAACCAGAACCAGATATTTGCACTCATGGCGTTATCCCCAGTTTGGCTTCGATTACCGCGATCCGATCCAGCACGGCCTGCATCGGATCGGGGCGCGGAGGCGGACGGCCGAGCAACTTGCGGGTGTCAGGATCAAACAGCCGATTGCCGAGTTCAGCCTGCGGGTCGCCGCCGTGATAGTCGATGATCTCCGCGACCCACTGGTCAGCCGGGTGCAGCCTGTTCGCGTCACGGACGGCAGCGCCCACCACCCAGCCGCTATCCTGTCGTAACGCAGTGAATTTCACACTGTCGGCAGTGAAGCTGTTCTCGTCCCTGACATAATCGTACCAATCGACGCCGTCGCTTTCACGCCGGGCAAAGATCGTGTTGGGCGGCGCGAACTCCGGCAGCTTGTCCGGCCGGTAGGGCACCCATTTGCCGTGGTCGACAATCTGGGTCATGACGCACGCCCTATGGTGTACCAACCACCAGGGGTAAGCAGTTGCAGATAGCGCCAAGTCCCTCCGTTACACAGTCCCTGAAATTGTCCAGTACCGCCGATAATCGTTAAGCTGGAAACTACGGCATTGGGTACGTCACTAGTGGCAGTACCTGCATTGACCCACTGTGCGTTTAAGATCGGGTTCAGGTTTCGCGTGGTCCAAAACTTGTAGGCGACGCCCGCGCCGTACGACCAGCCGCCGCAGTAGAAATCCCCGTTGGGGCTCAGGCCAAAGTTAGCGCCGAACGCGCCAGGGCTGTAAAACGTCAGCGCCGCCCAGTCGTTGGCGTTTCCATTGATCCAGATCGAGTTCATGCCCCCGGAAGAACCGATGTTTCCGCCGACTGCGGTGTTGAGCAGTCCGCCCATGGTATCACCGGCACGATTGACCTTGGGATCGGCGATGGCGTGGGCCCAGTCCTGGGCGCGCTGCTCGACATAGGCTGTGGTAGCCATGGTCCCCCAGTGATAGTCGTCGGCATACACCTCCATGCCGCTGGCGCCCCAGTTGAAGTTGAACCAGTTAGCGCCATAGCCCCCGGACAAGCCAGCACGGCACTTGTATCCTGTGGTTGTGACCTGACCGTTCACCGTGAGGCTGCCGGTGATGGTGCCGCCGGTCAGCGGCAGCTTGAGATCGTCATAGGCTTTGGTTACTGCATCCTGCGGATCAACCGGGTCCGACAGCGACACCAGCCGCTTGCCGTTCATCGGAATGTTGTTGAGGATGGTGCTCTGGCCGTCCCTGGCGATGCACTGAGATATTCCGGCGGCGAAGCCATCGTCCTCGATGTCGTGATAGTCGGCGCGGATCTTGATGCCTGCGGCAGCGTCCGCCACCCAGTTGCGCACCCGGACAAACATTCCCGCACCATTGAAAGGCACTCATGCACCTCCCTGCTTGGCCTCGAGCGCCGCGATCCGGTCTTCCAGCCGCTTGATTGCAGGCACTTCCGTGATCGGATCGGGGGGATCGGTAAAAGTTTGAGTGGCGGGATCATAACCGCACTGGCTCCAGGCATCGTGCTGATCGCCGAGCGGAGTGCCGAATATCTCCAACAGCGTTGCTCCCTGCGGAAACAACAGCGTCGGGTCTTCCGCCACCGTAGAGACAATGTTGTTGGTGACCGTCATCTTCAGCGTGCTCGGCTGGAAGTTGGTGGCGGTCTTGGCGTAGTCGTACCAATCGGTACCGTCACTGTCGCGGCGAATGAATAACGCGGTCGGCGGCGCCCCTTCCGGCAACGTGGTCGGGGTGTAGCGCGACCAGCTGCCGTGATCGACAATTGAACTGTAGCTGGGCGGCATCAGGCATACCCCACGGTGTAATAGGTGCCGTTCTTGAGCACCTGCAGATAGCGCCAGCGGAATACCGCCGGGATCGGGTAGCTTGCGGCCCAGTTGCTGGCGACCCCGGTCAGAACCGCGCCGCTATACGGCTCGGCCATCGCCAGATTGCCGTACAGGTTGGTGCTGACGTCAGCGGCAAAATACAGCCGTACGTCCGCGACCACCGACGGCTGCGCGTTCGGATTGAAGTTGCCGGAGTGCCAGATCGTGCCGCCGCCGCCGAGCACGTAGGTAGCGCCACCCTGCCACTGGATGTAGCCAGGGCCGCCGATCGCGCCAAGGAACAGCGCTTGCGACCCGACACCCAGGTTGCCGCTGACCTGCAGGCTGCCGCTGATGGTGCCGCCCGCGATCGGCAGCTTGCTGGAAGCAGCGTTGAGCGCGGTAGCGTCGGCATACTGCTTGGTGGCGATGCCAAGCGCGGTGGTCGGATCGCCCTTGACACTTAAAAGTCCGGTAGAACGGATGCCCGTCAGCGGGTATCCCCCGCTTAATACAGCACCGGCATCGTCATAGTTGATCAGGTAAAAATCCGATCCAACATTGCTGCCGGTCTCAGGCGTGGCGTTACCTAGAATTATCTGCCAGCGATGCTTGCCAGCCTTGTCGCCGAAAATGCTGTTGGTGCCGGTGGTGGCGTTGCTGTTCAGCGTTAGTGTCGGATTGTCTTCCTTGATCGTGACATCCCCGGTGATCGGCGCTGAGCCGTCCAGCGGCATCTTGGTGTCGGCATAGTCCTTGGTGGCGGCGTCCTGCGGGTCGATCGGATCGGCAAGCGAGATGATGCGGCGGGAGTTGAAGGGGATGTTCTGGGTGATCGCGGTTTGGCCGTCTTTACAAATGCAGTTGGAAAGCCCGGCGGCAAAGCCGTTATCCTCCGCGTCGTGATAATCCGCGCGAATTTTTACGTTGTTGGTCGCGTCTACAACCCAGCTGCGCAGCCGAAGGAAAGTGCCGAAGCCGTCAAACGCCATGGCCTTATCCCTTTATTTTCAGCACTTTTACGGATTTCGGCAGCCCGTACTGGGTCTTGCGCTTGCCGGGCAGCGGTATCTTCCGTGTCGGGGGTTTGACATAGCCGTCCGCTTCTGCAGCTGCGGCCGCATCCGGTGTCTTGGCGTATTCGGCGGCGATCGAAGGCGGTATTTCAGCAGTTGTCTTCTTCATCCATCATCCCCTTCGATTTCGGCAGGTCATATTGCTTGCCGATCTTGGCTTTCTTCGGCAGCTTGCCGGGCTTGTCGGCATCGACAAATTCTTTGCCGACGCTCTTCGGAATGCCGAGCGTGGACTTGCCGCTGGCTGCGGCGTGCATGGCTTTTCTTTGCTGTTCGCTGCGTGGAGGCATTTCAATCTCCCAATATGTTTCCAGCCCCCGCCGCCGCAGCGCGCTGCGCCTGCTGTTTCGCCAGCAGGGTCCGCATCGCGTCGGCAGGAATGTCCTTACGCTGCGAGCCGGTGATGTTGCGGATCAGCGCGTCGATGTTCTCGGCGCCGCGATTGGCGGCCTGCTGGTCGAAATAGCGCTTCGCAAAGCCTCCGCCTATTTGTGACGCACCGGCCCCCGCTAGCCCGCCTGCTATCGGATTGAGACCCGCAGCGGCCCCCAGCGCGCCGACAATCCATTTCGTCGCCGGACTACCGGCAGCCGCTCCGGCGGCGCGATAGAGGTTCTGCCCGGTGTCGCCGCGCACGATCTTGGCCAGCATCTGGCGCTGCTCGGCATCGAAAGGACTGTAAGCCCCCGGCTTCAGGGTTTGCTCGTACATCGGACGGAACGCGGCGCGGTTGGCCTCGTCCGGATTGACGCCCGCCTGCGAGGCCGCCTTGCGCTCGGCCCGGCCTGCGGTGTAGCCGACATCGTCAGCGATGCTGGCCGCCTTCCACAGCTCGCGGGCCTTGCTGTGAACAGCGCCAACATCGATGCCGGGAGGCGCCGTGGCGGGCTTGTTGTTCAGTATCAGATCATCAATCTTTTCGATTACCTTGCGCGCCGCTCCGCGAGTGCTCTCGTCAGGCCCCCGGGCCTGTTCTGCGAGCGCCGAGCGCAGATTGCTCAGCTCGTTGAAGCCCATCCCCTGCGGCCGTTGCGCCTTCTGCGCCAGCTCATCGACAAAACCAGAAATCCTCTGGTGCGCGATCGGGTTGTACTGGTTGTTGGCGATCAGATCATCGATCCCCGCCTTCAGCGGCAGGGTCTGCGGCTGGCCGTAGGAGATGCCGCCCTGGTCGAGCATCTTGAATAGCGGCCTCGCCCCCGCCTTCACTTCCTCCGGCGTCATGCCCTGATTGGCCAGACGAACCGCGTCCGTGGCCTTGCCCATGAAAGGCTTGAGCGCGGTGCCGACAGCACCCGCCGCAGCGCTGCCCAGAGCCGCACCGCTGGCGGCGCCGCCCAGCGCGCTGCCGACATCCTCGGCATTCCTGGCGGCGCCCTCGACCCCTCCGGTAAAGGCGGCTTGCGGGATGATCTTGCCGAGCAGCTCCCGGCCGCCAGTCTGCGCTGCAGGCACCAGCTTGGTTGCTACGCTAGGCGCTATCTTTGCTACGCTAGGCGCTATCTTTTCACCAATGTATCTTGCTGCCATGCCCGGAAGCGCTACAGCCTTGCCGATCGGCGGCGCGGCAACAGCGCCTGCAACATCAGTCGCAAAACCCCCGAGCCCTGCGGTGTTCTCTTCGCCCTTCTTGAAGTAGTCCCCGGCGGCGCCGACGCCCGCGCGCCAGCGCTCCCCGGCAGTGGAGCTGGGATCGCCGAGACCCCCGATCACGCGCGTCAATCCACTCAAGGGCCGGATGGCCCCGAACGTCGCGTCGTCAATGAAGCGCTCGCCATAGCCGGGCTCACCGTGCTTGGCGATATCCTTGCCGTACTGGACGCGCAGCTGCTGCTCTTTCGACTGCGGGATCAGATCGTCAAACGTCCCGCCGCCACCCGCTGCAGCCGGTGCTTTCTCGGGAATGAGATCGTCAAACGCGCCCATGTCATAATCCTGAAGCGTCTATGCCTTTTGCCTTTAATCGCTCGATCACCTTGTCGCGCGGCGCCCCGCGCGCGATCGCCTGCTTGGCCTCGTCCAGCAGTCCGCCTCCCCCGGCGGGTGCTGTCACTCCGGGCTGCTGGACCTTGACCGGGGCGCCACCCAGACGCTCTAGGGTCTGTCCGGAAATCTTCAGATGCGCATCCAGATTGTCACGCAGGATCTGCACCGCCCTCTGTTTGTTCGCCAGCGGCGCGCTCGGCTCGTTTATCGTCTGTGCCGCCCACGCCCGGTCCTTGTCTGACGCGGAGCCCTTCAGCTTGGACAGCCGGTCCAGAACCTGCGTGCTCAGGATCTGGTTGAAGCGCTTGGTGTCCGCGTTCTGCTCCGGCGTGGTACCGGAGACGCCGCCGAGATGCAGCGTGGTCGCGGTCTGCCCATACTCGGACCGCGCTCCTCCTCCAGGGCCGCTGTAGACGCCTCCCTTGCCGCCCTCGACGGTGCCCTTGGCCAGCAGCGCGGCAGCTTCGGCCAGCTCCTGGGACTTGGTCTGCAGGTCGGCGTGCTCCTGCTGGGTTTGTTGCAGCAGCTCGGTCTGCGCAGGCGGCGGCGCGGTCTCCTTGGCGATCGCGGCGGCGCCCTCTTCCGGCGTCGGCTGGCGGCCAAGATCCGCCGTGATCTCGCCGAGCTTGCTCTTCGGCTGTCCCGCCTGGAATTCCTGTTGTCGGCGCTGGACTTCCAGCTGCTGTTGGTTCTGCAGTGCAGCCGCTTCCTTGGCGGCCTGGATCTGCTGCGCCTGCTCCCGGCGCTGCTGGATCATCGACAGATAGGCCTTGCCGACGTCAGTGTCGGCGCCGGTAATGCTTCCTACGTCCGCCATGGTGGGGTTGTCGCCAGCCCGCTGGATGTAACCGGCGAGGTCGGCACGGCGCTGTCCTGCCACCTGATCGGCGTGTCTGGCCAGCAGGGCATCAGCGGCGGTGTTGGCGAGGTTGCCGACGCCTTGCCAGGGGCTCGGCACGCTCTGCGGCGTCGGCGCTTGCGCGCTGGCAGCTGCCAGAGCTTGCGCCCGGGCTTCCAGCGCCTTGATGCTCATCGCCCTTGCGGGGTCGCTGCTGCCGAGTGTGGTGGAGGCAAAGATCGCCATGTCAGTATAGCCTCCCCGAATTCAATCGCTGGATCGCCATCGCCAGCTGCTGTCGTTGACTTTCCGCCGCGCGGGGATCGACCGCCGGAACCACCTGTGCGGGAGCGGGGGTTGGAGCGATCGGGACCGTCTGCGGGACCGGAGCTACGGTATAGGGGCTCTTGCTCGCGCCCATCACGGCACCGCCAAGGCCGCTTACAGCCTCGCCGAGGCCTTGGCTGGCGTTACCCTGAGGGTCTTTCAGCTTGGTCAGGAAATCGCCTGTAGAGCCTGCTGCGGCTGCTGCAGGACCACTCTGCGCGACGTCCGGGGTGCTGGTGTCAGTGTTGGTGCCCTTAATGGTGGTGTCGGCAGCGACCGCCCCGGACTGATCCGCAGCCTCCTTGAGCTTGTCCATATTCGAGCCGCCCTTGCCGGTGATCCCCTGCCACTCGCCGATGCCGGTGTTCTTGGCCCCGTTCCACGGGCCCCAGCCGGTCTTAGCTGCAGTTCTCAGGGCGTAGTCGATCGTAGCGTCCTCATTTTTCGGATCAGACGGATCAAGCCCTGTCTCCGCCTTGAACTTGTTGCCGAGGCCGCCGCCGGTATAAAGCTGGAACGCGCCGAAGCTGGGCTCTTCCCCGCCGCTTTTAGTGCGCACGCCAGACCGGAACGAGCTGAGGCCCTCGGACTTCGCCACCTTGAGCGCGATTTCTGGATCGATGCCGTACTTTATAGCGGTCTGGCGGATCAAGTCGGCCTTACCACGCGGATCGCTCCGGTCAGTCCCTCCTGGCAAGGCGTACTGCGAGCGAGCCATCTCACCGCCCCATCAAACCGCGAATTTGCCCCATCGAGATCGGCTGGCTAGTGGTCGCGCCGCCTGGATCGAAGATCGGCTGCGCGCCAGTAGTCCAGCCGATCGGTACCGGACCGTGTGGCGGAGTGCCGTCACCGGCAGCGCCGAACTGGCCGTTGCTGGACTGGATTGCCGCCAGTTGCTGGCGCTGCGCGTCGGCGGCAGGAGCTGCGGCTGCAGCGGCTGCCGGAGCAGCAGCGCCGCCCGGCGACCGATACTGCAACATGTCGGAGGTGAGGCCGCGCGCTAATGGCGCCGCGCCGCCGCCAGCAGCGGGAAGATCCGGCAGGAAGCTCTGGAACTTGCCGAAGTTGCGCGGATCATCGTTGGGTGCCCCCTGGCCCGCAATCGGCAGGCCGGGGATCGGCTGGCCGCCTTGCGAGAGGAACATCGGATTGCCACTGCCGCTGCCGCTGGAGCCCATGTCACAACATCCCTACGCCGAGTTTGGTGAGGCCGCCCGCGAGGCCGAAGATACCGGCGTTGGTGTTGGCCGCCTGCTGGGCTTGGTTCTGGTAGTTGCTCGAGATGTACTGCCCGATATTCGAGGCCTGCACCGGAGAGCCCTGGAACGCCTGAAACTGCGGGATCGTCGCCTGCGCGCCCGACATCATCGCGTTAAGCTCGTTGAGCGGCTGGGTGCGCGCTTGATAAGCTTCTTGCATCTGGGCGCCGCGCAGATTGTTCAGGTAGCTGTTGGCCGACTGCTGCATGTTGAAGCGCTGGGTGCCTACGTCGTTGTAGGCCGCTTGCGCCGCTCGGCTCTCATTGCCCGAAGCCAGATAAGCTTGCCGCGCCGCTTCAGCACGGCTGTCGTCTCTGGTCTGCTGATACTGGCTGTAGCCTGCGGCCCCAGGAGATAATCCACGGGCAGCCAGACTAGCTTCCTGCGCCTGTTCTTGAGGGCCGACATTTCTTTGATAGCTGTCCATCATCGCCTTCTCGATCGAGGCGCGATCGGTAGCGCCCTGATCCTGGCGAAGATCCTGGGTTGGCAGCGAGGTCTGCCACGGCGTCCACGAACTCTGATCAACCGGCTGGCCAAGCGTGTTGGCGACGTTGGCGGATTGATTTACCGCCGCAGTGCCCAGGTTGTATTTCCCTTGGGTTTCGAGGCCCAGTAGTTTTTGCTGATCCGGTGAAAGACTGGTGGTTTTGGTCCACTGCGGCGCATAGCCTGTAAGCTGGCCGTTAGAGTAGATCGGGGTTTGACCGCTCTGGTTGTAGCTGACCGAGCCATACGGATTAACCTCATTGGCGTTGCCACTTCCGGTCGAGAACTGCGAAGCGAACGAATTCTGGGCGTTCTGCGCGCTCGCGGTTTGGTAGGGGTCTGGAGCTTGCGGTTGTGAGGCCATCAGTGCGTTCTCTCGTAAACGTAGCCGGGAAACACCGGTACCGTCCGCACCGCCCGGTCTTCGGCAAAGCTCGGGAGATAGCGGCAATCCTCCCTGAGCATCCCAAACACGATGGTGTCGCGGGCGCCTTCCAGTCCCAGCGGGCGATAGCCCTCGTAGACGAAACCCAGCCGCTGCAGGACCTGTAAACAACGCCGGTTGTCAGGCTCGACCTCGGCGGTAAGCCGTTTCACTTTGGAGAACAGGGCTTTGAAAACAGCTCGCAGCAGCCGCCGGGTGACGCAGCGCGGGTCGAGCACCAAGACTGTTATCTTGCCTTCAAACCATACCGGAAACTCGACCGCGAAGATGCCGATGACATGACCATCGTCATTACATACCCAGGCCGAAAACCACCTTGGCTCCTTGAATGAGCAAAAAGAAAAATCGATGCGCAAGTGACGCGTGAGCATTGCTTGCGCATCAGGTGGGAGGTCTCCGAAATAGGTTTTCACATCAAACCACCCTCTTCGTAGATGATGTCCGCCCCCGTGATCGCGAAGGTCGAGCCAGTGAAGCTGGCGCGGATGCGCGGAGCCCCAACCCGCCCGAGGCCGGTTATGCCCTGCCAGAACTGTCGCGGCACTGCATCCACCGCCCAGCCATCGACATCCCAGGTAGCGGTGTTCCACAGCGCTGCAGTATTAACCTCGGCGGGGTCCGGCTTGTTGGTCGGAGCCACGTTCTCATAGTCCACCTCGACATCGACAAACGGCTGCGGGATGCTGTCGGACATGGTGTAGAGCCGGATCATCTTGAACTGCTTCTTGGCGACGCTCTTGAAGCTGCTCCAGGCGAAGCGGACATCGATATCGATTGGCTGGCCGTCATCGTTGAGGTAGTCAGACCCGCCCCGGCAGATCCTGCCGTCCTCGGTGCCAAAATACGTGCGGTTATCCAACCACGCCCAGCAGCGCGCCGGAATGTTGATCCACTTGCTCCAGATCGGGTTCGGCATGAACCGCACCAGTTGTTGGTACTGGCCTGAACCGATCGGTAGGTTGCAGATGGCGTGGTTGGTCTGGCTGTTGATGATGACAGACCAGCCGTAGTTGTTGCGGTAGGTGTTCGAAACGTCGGAGAACTCCTGCATGATGTTCTGGTCGGCCGTGCCGAGGTTGTCCTCCTCCGCCTTCAGCAGGGTAGACATGGGCACCAGGCCGGTGCCGATCAGAACGTACAGCTCGCCGCCATAGTTGACGGTGCAGCCTTGGCCCATCGGGCTGTCGAACCGGTAGACGCCAACCAATTTGAAGCTGCCGTCCACCGCATCAGGATTGGCGCCGGAGTAGATCGCAGCCTCACCGTTGGTGGAGAAGATCGCCAGCAGATCGTCCATGCCGACGCCACCGGTATAGGTCCAGGTCATGATCGCCCGGATCGAGCCGCCGCGCCGGAAGTAGGCATTGAGCGGCAGGATGCCCATGGTGCCGGTTTGAACCTGGATCGGCAGGTAGTACACCGCTAAGTCGATGCTGTTGGCGAACCACAGCCGGTTTTGATGGGCCAGCACCTTATCGAGCTTCTTGACGTCGAACCCGGGCGGCAGCGCCCTGACATCGACATCCAGCGTTCGAAAGCCCGCCGGATCGGCCTCGGGGAAGCCCTTGAAGTCGTCCGGATGTCCCTCCAGGGCCACGGTCGGAAACGAGGTGTTAGTGCCGTCCCAGGAGACGATGCTGTCGATACCGTTGACCATGACGGTGTATTTTTTCTGCGACAGGTCAGCGAACGAAGTCCAACTCCAGGCGTCACTGCCGTAGGAGTGGGTGCCGATCCGGGTACCACTGGCGTTGAACAGCCCGTCACCGGCAGCCGCCACGAACTGCGGGTTGGGACCGTAATACGGGATCAAGGTCGAGATCGGACGGCCGTCAGAGATCGCGCCCATCCTGAAGTAGCCCGGGCGCAGGGTAATGCGGTCCTGCTGCACCACGAAATTGGTCAGGATCGAGGCCAGCAGCGGGTCGCTCTCGTTGAGCTGGGCGAGCCGGGAGAGACCCTTCAACGGCGCGCTCATGTGCGCGACATGAGAGGTTGACTTGCGCTTGGAGCGGGTCGGAGTGCCGCGCGGGTTCTTAATCGCCAGCGTGTTGGTCGGCATCATTCTCATTGCACGCGCCCCGGGTCGAAGTTGAGATCGATCACGGGCGCATTGCGACCCGCGAGCTTGTTTAGTCTCGCGATAAAGTCGCGCTGCTCTTCGCCGTATTCGAGACCCTTGGCCTTGAGGAAGCGGTATTTAAGGCCGCTGACCGAAAGGCGTGGATCGAACAGCACCACGTCAGTATCCTGAGTGGGCCGGGCTTTGCGGATCAAGAGGCCGGGGTCGTAGATCCAGTTGCCGTCGCCGAGCGCGTCACGGTAGGGCGGATCGAGCAGCAGCTCGTCAGCGACATTGTTCATCAGCGCGGTGATCTGGGCGATGTCCTGATCCGCACTGCCGAGCGCCTGCACCACCGGGATCTGAGTAGTGCCAAGCTCCATCGAAACATCAGATACAACTTGAAGTATGGTAAATAGCCGCGCCATTTAGGCAACCGCCTTGAGCTGCAGGGTTTCGATCATGGTCTTCTGCGCCGCGATGGTGGAGACGGCTTCGGTGAGCTGCTCCTTCAGCACCGCCAGTTGAGCCTGCAGATCGGTCACCAGCTCTTCATACTGCCCCTGCCTCGAGTGCAGCTCGATCATCTTCTTGGCCCGGTCGGCTAGCTCCAGAACGTCAGGCGGCATGGTCTTGACCGCTTCACTGCGCCGGGTTTTTGAAACCAGCTGAGCGAGTTGCTCGACGGTGTGAATGTCGCGGTGCGCGCACATCTGGAAGATGTGCGGCAGGCACGCGGGCCATAGCGCTAGCGGATAACCGTGCACCTCGATCCGCGAGCCCTCGGTGCGCTGGTACAGGGCATACGGCTCGGGATGATCGCGAATGTCATCCTCTTCCGCCACCCGCTCGACCGCGAGATAAGGCGGCCGGTCGAGCCGCACCCGCACGGTTTGCTTGAAAACAGGTAATCCATCAGGGCCGTTGCCGTCCCGCTCCCAGCCGCTGTAGAACCTTACGAGTGTCGGGGCGTCATTGCTCATAACCACTCCTTGGGGGGAGCGGGGAAAACCGGCAGGCGTCGCTCCCCGCAAGCCGCCTGCCGGTTCCGATGCTCAGGTACCGGTTGCGAACAACCTTCCCTGCATCGAACGGTTGGACAGCGTCAAGGCCCCCATGAAGGCAAGGTGCCGGGTGACGGCGTCCAAATCGGGGCTCTGGTCAGGAAGATCGAGGGTCTCGAAGTTCCGGCCGGAGTAGATCTCGAATTTCAGGTATTTTGTATTGAGATAGTAGGCGCCAGTAAGGCCGGTGGCGACGCCGTCGAACACAAGTGGGGCAGACTTGTACTTCAAGGTCTCGAACCCGAGCGCGCCGAGCCGGGCGTCGGCGTACCTTTGGTTCATCTGCAGCCCGCTCTCGTAGGTTGAGTAGATTTCACCGTCGGCGACGATCAGATCAGGTTTCTCGGCGCCACGGATCAGCTTCATCCACAATGCAGCCATACCGGCAACGAGGGCCGGATACTGCAGGCCTGTCGCTCGCACCACTTGCTGGAACTGGTTCTTCCAGAACACCCAGGTGGTAGCGTCGATCGCTCCTACGATGCCGCTGCCGTCGTTGGTGATGAAAGCCTTCAATCCCGCGAAGCTCTTGGCAACAGTACCGTCGCCGTAGATGGCTTTGGTAATGTTGTTTTTCATGGTCGCTTCCGCGTTATCCAATTTGCCTTCGAGCAAATTGAGGATGCGCTCACGCGAGCGGTTCATCGCCAAATCAGGACCGGTAAGGGTTACCGAGGCAACCGCGTTTGCAGGTGCGTATTCGGCTTCCGAGATGGTTTCCTTGGTAGCCCGGTTGAGCGGATCGCTGCCGATGTACCAAGCAAAAGTTTCCTCGGCGTAGGTCAGCGGGCAGGCGATAGCACGGCCGCCTTCGATGACGCGGACGCGGTTGCCTTCCCGCAGCAATGCGGTGACGGCGTTGGAATTGCTGACGTTGTCGGCGAACTGCTTGTGGTAGTTCTGGATAGTAGTCGCAACTAGGTTATTAACCGTTGGTGACGGCATGACCTGCTCCTATGGGGGTCAATACCCGATCTCCTCGGCAGCCTGCTCGATAGTGTCCCGTAACGATCCCTTGTGAGTACCGGAATTGCCCGGCGGCTTGACCGCAGGGGAGGTGAGGCCCCTGGTGTTGCCGCGTTGCGCAACCTTGGCCTTCTCGACGTCATGGCGCGACTGCAGCCGCATTTGCTCGGCGGCGAGCAGCTGTTTCCTGACATCCGGATGAGCCCAGCAGGCCTGCTCATAGGCTTCCGCGAGATTGCGCTGCGGATTGGCCCTGAACAGATCGAGGATGACCGGCAGCACGGCGTTGAAGTGAGGCCGGAGCGGCTTGCCGTCCTGACCAACTTCGTCCGCCCAATGATCGATGTTCTGCCTTGCAAACTGCTCACCTTCTCGCGCCTTGGCCTGCTCTGCAGCATGCCAGCGGCTCTGGACATCATTCTTGAGAGCGTTCAGTTCATTGGTGGTCTGCCCGAGTTTTTCGGCGAAGAATTTGACCGCCGGATCTTTCAATTCGGCCTCGGAAAGGCCCTCCGGCAGCGGCGATTTATTGAGGGCGGCAAAGATGCGTGCTGGGTCGAGCCCCATCCGCTCGGTCAGATCCACCAGCACATTGAACCTGTCTTGTAGGTTCGGGGACATCGCCCGGACGTGGAAGCCTGCCCATTCCTGCACGGCTTGCGTCGGGTTGAGACCCATCTGCTGCAGCGAGGTTTGAATTCGCCGGTCGGTGAACACTGGCGCGAGGCTTTGGGTGAACTGGACTGCTCCCGCACTCGCCTGGGCACGGCGCGTGAACTCAGCTTCCATCTCGCCGTGCCGCCGGAGGAGGAAGGCCTGTCCTTCCTGGGGCAGCTTGGCGAAGGTCGCCTTGTCGTCTGCGCTCCAATGCTCGGGGGCCTGATTGCTCCTCGCTTGCGCGGCTGGATCAGGTTCGGCAGCTTTGGTCCCGGTATCTGATGGCTTCGGGGCTGGATCGGCTTTGGGGGGCTCGATTGCTTCACCCGGCTGGGCCGATTTCGCAACCCAGCGGCCTTGTTTATCGCGCGGTCTTTCATCCGATGCAACCCCCTCATCGGGACTTTCCGCAGGCTCCTCCGCAGGCGCGGCCTCCTCGACGGGAGCCTCAGTGCCCGCTTCAAGGTCGTCGTAGGCTTGTTCTGCGATATCTCTAAGGCTCGGGGGCGGCGAGCCTGCGCCGTTGCTGGTATCTGACATCTCTGGCTCTCTTCCAGGCTGCGGGAGTATCCCGGGGGTCGTAACTGCCGCTGTTGCGAAGGTCTCGATCCCGCTCGCGGGGAGAGCGGATCGGTCGGTCATCGATCGGCGAGGCGAAGGCTTCGAAATTGTGGAGCGCAGGGGCGGGGAGATCGGATTGCGCCCGGTATTCAGCCGGTTTGTAGCGCTTTTCGATCAACCGCCCCTGGTAGTAGACGTAGATTGGCACGGTCAGAGGTCCATGATTGCAGCCGAGGCCCACATCGTGGCCTCTTCAATCCGGGTGAAGGCGTTATTCATACGGCGGTCGCCGGGGCGGCTGCCGACCGAGGAGCCGTCGAGTTCGTGCAGCACCTCGCGGAAGGCCCGCTCGGCCTCCCTGAGCTTGGCCATGCGGGCGACCACCATCGGATCGAGCTGGAAGCCGGTCCAGGGATCAACCGGCACTCCCAGGCCCGGAAGGTGCATCTGATTATTGGGTCTGAAGCCTGATGAGGGCATCTCGCGCTTTCCTATACGTAGGTGTACTTGACGCCCGCCTGACTGGTGCCTCTCGGCGAGGTCACGAGCACATCGTAGCTGCCTGCGGTCTTGGCTGGAGTGACGACGGTCAGGCTGTTGGGCGTGCCGACCACGATCGAGGTCCCTGCGGTGCCGCCGAAGGTGACGGCGGTAGCCCCGGTGAAGCCGACACCCGCGAGCGTGACGGTGGTGCCGCCCGCCGTGGTCCCGGTGCCGGGGACGACTGAGTTCAGCTTGGTCGGGGAAGTTGCGTCAGGGTAGGGATCGAGCGGCCCGATGAAGCCAGCACGCCCAGTCAAATTGTCATAGGCGCCATAGTCCTGACCAATATCGCTCGGAGCCGCCAGCGCTGGTACCTTGAGAGCGTTGCGGGCAGTCTGGGTAAGCGCCGCTGGATACCCGGTCGCAAGCGTGCTCTCGGAGCCGACCGCCGCAACGGTAGCCTTGCAGCCGTCGATGTCGTTGCCGGTGGTGCCCATGTTCCAGTCGGCAGGGGTTGAGTAGCGCGGGTAGTCCACGCGCGGGTTCGCAGGCGCCAGCATCGCTGCGGTGATCGGCACCGGCCGAACCAGAGCCCAGCCCCAGGTCATGGGTTTTTCCTCGTGGTTGGGGTGGTGTGCTTGTCGTGATGGACGTTGGTGTCCCGCATCGACTGCTGCAGAATGGCCTCCGAGTACAGCGGGGGCGGGTTTCCGGTCGGGTACGGCGTGCGCGGGCCGATCCCCAGTTCTTCGACGGTTTCGGCAGGCTCGGCGGCGAACGGTTCGGCGGGCGAGACCGGGCCGACGCCGAGGCTCTTGCCAGCAGCATCCACTTCCTGGGTGGTACGCATGTTTTCACTGGTGAAGGCCCCGGTCGGGACCACGCCCGGCTCAAGGGTCTTGTGCTCCCGGGCCGGAGTGACATTGGCGGGGTGCTTCGGGTCCTGGGTTATATTATCGTGCTTCTCAGCCATGGGTTTGTTTCCTCTGTTACTGCGGACGGGGGACGACTTGCGGGCCCTGGCCCGGGGGGCCGACGTGCGGGGGACCTTGCGGTGACCCAGCTTGAGGTTTCGGGGGGCCTTTGCCATTAGCGCCTCCTGGCGGCGGGGCTCCTGGGGGTGGAGGTGGCGGACGCATGCTGACGCCGAGCGGGTCCTGCTTCATGAAATTCATCAGCACCTCTTGGTAGCCGTTGATGAGGTCAACAACTCCGCGAGAATGCCGGACCGGATGCAGCATCATCTTGATCATTTCTAGCGTCAGTTGAATGATCATCGGCGGCGGCAGCAGGCCGCTTGCCAGCAGGCCCTGGGCGGCCTGCAGGGTAGTGCCGATCACCTGCATGGTCTGAGCGTTGGACTCTTTTTCGGTGGTCTCGTCGAATTCAACGGTGCTGTCGGTCTCGATATCGATGCTGCAGACCCGCATGAAATCGCTGCGCAGGATCGCCATGATCATCGGCGTGACTTCCTCGCCGGTCATCTTGGTGAGGGTGTCGGCATCGAAATTCTTGGCGATGATATCCGCTTTCAGTCTCATCAGATCGCGGACGAAGTTGGCGACCGACTGCTTGACGCCCTGCATCCTGCCGGTGCCCATCGTGCCCTTGATCCTTTGGGCGGTCGCGGTCTCGTAAGGGTTGGTGGCGCCTCTGACGATGTCGGCAATCCCTATGATCTCGTAGATCGCGTTCTTCTGCTGATCGCGGCTGGCGTAGAGTTCTTTGAGGGCGTTGACCCACTCCAGTAGGGGCACGAGCCAAATGTGGTTCTGCAATCCGCCGGACATAAGATCGACGCCGTCCACAGGCAGCATCTTGCCGTCGTCGGCGGTGAGGAGGGAGGCGATGTCCTTGTTGGCGGCGTTGTAGCCACCCCTGACCTTGATCTTGGCAGTGAGGTCTGAAATCCGTCGCGAAGTATCATCGAGGTCGGCCGCAAGCGAGGCGTAGATGTCATAGAACGCCCTCGGGATCATGGTGTCGGTACTGACGATGGCGTAGATTGGCTTGGGAATGGGATAGAAGCCTTCGAGGCCCAGGCTGTCAGGGTCGACCCGCAAGGCAATGCCGCCGCTCTCGCGGATCAGCCAGATAATCTCCTTGGTGCTTCGGTTCCAGACTTCCCAGACCATGGCCTTCTTGATCACGGCATCCAGCCGCGAAGCGGTCTTGGGAGCTGAGCCGCCGCCGACCGGGGACTTGGCGGCACTCTCCTCGGTCCACTTAAAGAGGTCAGAGAGCTTGTTCTGGGATTGAAGCTGCTTGAGCTGAGGACTGTCCGAAAACTCCTGTAACAGCGACTGCTGATCGAACAGATGGCGAAAAGCAATCCAGCTGACATCAGAATGCTGACGTACAGGATCAACCAGAATATCCTCCCAATAAACATATTCGTCATCGACGGTTTCCCACACCTTGGTCTCTTTGACTTGCGGCTCCCCCGTGACCGGATGCATCAGGTCACCGCCCATCACCGGGTCCTCGACCGGGATCTGCTTGATGACGGGCTTCCAGCGCACCCGGCACACCCCCCGGCCCGGCAGCAGCATGTCCTTGACCGCGCACTTGACGGCCTCGTTGGAGGCCTCGTCGGCGACGACGATCTCCAGGGCTTTTTCCATCACCGCCGCAGCGGTTTCGATATCGGATTGCTCCGGCACGCCCGGGGCGGGTGGTGCGGGGAGCGATCCTCCAGGCGAGGGTGAAGGCGGCCCGCCGCCGGGGGTTGGGGGCATATTTGGCGGCGGGCCCTCCATCCCCCCGGGCGGCGGGAGGGAAGTAGCGCCCGCCGCCGGAGGAATGCCTGCAGGAGGCCCTGGGAGCCCCGCTGGTGCGTTTTGAGGGGGCGGTGGGGGTGGAGGAGGCGGAGGCCCCGGAGCCCCCTGGGGTCCGCCAGGAGGCCCCGGAGGTCCGCTCGGCGGCATCGGCACCCCCGGGGGCGGCGGGCCAGCCGCGCCGGGCGGCCCGAGACCTGGGGGAGCGATGCCCGGAGGGGGCATCGGGGGAGGAGGGGCGATCGGCTGAGAGGTCTTCTTGATGAAACGGGAGCGGACTACGGGATCGGGAGGCTTGGCGTAAGCCGCCGGGAGCATGACTTCCGTATTCGCGTATAAAATATTGAAAGCGCTGGCGGTATCCTGGCGGGTGGAGTAGGCGCTCTGGGAAGTGTACTTTCCGGCACGGGGCCGGGTGATCGGGATGTCGCCCCGGTAGATCTGGACGATGTCGCGGCCTCTGGCGCGCCAGTCCTTCTCGGCCCGCTCGGCGTCGGAGAGGGTGCGCTCCCACCAAGTGGTATCGATGTCTTCGGTCGAAGTGACATCGGCTTGAGGGGCGTCAGGGCGGTCGGCTTCGGGCGAAACAGCATCGGCGCCCGCAGGGCGTTGTTCCGGCACGCCATAGGTCGTTGACGGCATAGTCCATCGTTCCCACGCGGGGAGCGGGGACGGGGGTCAATCTATACCAAGTTCCGAGAAGCGAAAGGCATTTTTCACGAGGAGGGGGTTACGGTCTTCGTCGGGTTCAAGCCGGTTACCGAATGGACGGCTCATGCAGGCGTACCGCACATCATCGGGTGCGTGATCTTCGCTCTCGGTGTCCACGTCTTCGGGGCGGTTTGCATCGTGCTGCATCATCGGGATGGTGCGAATGGCAGCGAGACAAGTGTCAAAGAAATACATCAATGGGTGGCCGTCTGCTGTGCCCCGTAACCGCCATCTGACCTGATCCCAACCACCCATCCTTTTCGGCGTAGAAACACGCGAGTTATCGGCACGCCGGAAGAAACAGCCAGCACGTGCCAGCGTCTCACCAATTGACGGACCTGACACGACTGCGAAGGCGGCAGGGTCCAGCACGCCGTAGGCGATCGGCTCTCTACGACCTTTTTCATCGGTCTCACGCTGCACGATGCCCCGGGCGACAGTCTCGGCAGGCAGTCTTAAGCCCTGATTGTCGTGCTTCTCGGCACCATACCATTCGCGGTACCGAATGATAGCGCCGCGCGGAAGTAGTTTCCCCGCATGAAGCATGTCATCCTGCACCACCGCCCACCAGCCGATGCTGAAGGGGGAAGCCGAGCCCCAGTCCATCGAGCGGAAGCGGGTCCAGTGTGCAGGGATAGGGAAGGGAGCAATGACATGCCGAGCAAGCTCGAATTCGGGGAAGAACGCGCCCTCGATGATGCTCCAGTCGCCGTCGAGCCAAGCGCGGACCAGAGCGGGGGAACCGGCAGCGCGCAGCCGGTTGATATAGTTCGGATCATTGTTGAGCAGGGCAGGATTGTCATCGATTTTAGCCGGAATGAAAATCCGTATCAGACCGGTCTCGTGATCCTTGACGGGATTATAAGCACCGTTGTCGATCACCCAGGCCTTTACCCAATGATGTCCTGGTCCTCCTGGATTGCAAGTCGCGCGGAACTGGCAGCGTGCGCCCGAAGTTGTGCGAAGAGTGGCAAACAACTTGAAGATCCCGGCGCTTGAAGCGTACTGGGTCAGCTCCTCGACATAGACGCGGGTGAGGCTCCAGCCCTGGTAGTTCATGGCGTCGGCATCGCTCTCGAGGTAGGCCATGTGCAGCAGGCCGCCGTTGGCGAAGCGGAATTGCTTGTCCTTGTCGCGCCATTCGGCAGCACCACCGTACATGGTCCTGGCCATGTCAATGGTGTCCTTGAGATCCTCGCGCGAGCGGCGGATCATCAGGCCCCTGGCGGCCTCACCCCAATCCTCGGCATGGCACCAGAACTCGCCGAGTGACGCGAACGACTTACCACCTCCGCGCGCACCGCCGTAAACCACGATGTCCGCCGGGCAGGTCAGGAAGTGATGCTGCGGGCCCGGTTGCGGCTTGAAGCCGGTGACGATCTTCACACCATGCGCCTTTCAGAACAGATCCTCTGCGCGTGGGATGGCTGGTACCCTTTCGTCTTCGGGTCCCATTGGGCCGGAATGTGCGCCGGGGGAGGGGGGCCCAGTTACCGGCCTCGAGGGGGCCCCGTTTTCGATTATGGAGGGCCCTTGCGCAGCGCGCGCGGGCCCGTCGAGATCACTACCATAAGTTGTGGCATCGATGATAGGGCTACTCGAGGGCCCGGGCCCTATTGGGAGCGGAGAGCGCGCCGGGAGCGGGGGCTCTACAGGCTTCGGAGGAGGGCTTGGCAGCGCCTCTATCCATGAGCCCAAGGCAAGCTCGCTAGGCGCATCAGGCTCGCGGCTTGGGCGCCTGACAACGTCGAGCTGAGCCCTATCGACAACCAAGCCGTACAGCCTCGCCAATGAGAAGGCCGCGTTATGGGCAGGCGTGTATTCGGCCGAATGCAAAGCGCCCACGTAAACACGCTTAAGCATATCAGTAACTTCAGGCAGGCTTACAGCAGGGCTGCTGGCCCTTGCCTTGAGGATAGCTGTCACACGCTCTTGTATCCGCTGAGCCTTGTATAGATGAAAAGCCCCATGGCCCTTAGCCTTGAAGCCTGCAACCTTGAACGCAATGGCCAAAGGCACACCATCCGCGATCAAAAGGCAAAAAGCTTCCTCCCGTTCATCATTGAGCCCAAAACCAACGGGAACAATGGCAGGCGGTTTCGTGCGAATTCTTTTGCCCGTCCGTATTGATACGGGAGTTGACAAAGTCAAATTAAACCCCTATGTTGCAGAGGTCGGCGCAAGGACGCCGTCTCAACCCCGAAAGGTTCCACGCTACTATGGCACATAATTTAGACATGACCAATAACCGCGCGAACATCGCGTTCCTCGGCAACCGCAACGACGTCTGGCACCGCATGGGCCAGGAAATGGTCGCAGGCCAGTCAGTCGAGGACTGGGCGGCCGCTGCTGGCCTCGGTTGGGAAGCGGTCAAGGTTCCCGCAATCGCCGCCCTGGAAGGCCCGCGCTTCGACCATATCGACGCTTCCAAGCGCTTCCTGCCGGTCGATGACCGCTCGTTCGTGGTGCGCTCGGACAACGGCAGCGTGCTCGGCTACGTCTCCGGTGAAGGCGCAGGCCAGGGCTATCAAGTGGTGCAGCCGCGCGACGTGCTGGATTGGTTCCAGCGCTACATCGCGGTCGATGACCGGTTCAAGCTCGACGTCGCCGGTTCGCTGGATGGCGGCAAGCGGATCTGGGCTACCGCGCTGTACAATGGCGGCCTCGACGTCGCAGGCGAGAAGCATACCGCACGGGTGTTGATGTCGACCACCTTCGACGGCTCGGGTTCCACCATCAACCAAGCCACGGTGACGCGCGTGGTATGCCAGAATACGCTTCGCATCGCCCACGCTGATACCCGCGCCGTGATCCGTACCAGGCACTCGACCAAATTCGACGCAGCCAAGGTCGGCAGGGAGCTGGCGCAGTTGGCGCAAGGCTACAAGCGCTTCAAGGAGATCGGCGACGCCATGGCGTCAGTAGAGATGAGCGGGCAGCAGGTGTCGGAATTCTTCAAGGCCTGCCTTGACATCCCGTTCGATGCCAAGAAGGAGGATGTATCAGGACGCAAGATGAACCAGTTCACGGATCTGTCGCGGGCTTACTCGACATCAGTCAAGGAAGGCGCCGAAGCCAACACCCCTTGGGCGGCCTTGCAGGCAATCACGCGGTACTGCGACCATGACCGCTCGGTTCAGTCTGGCGCGATTGGTGAAAGCACCGCCCGGTTCCGCTCCGCCCAGTTCGGCAGCGGCGACGCCCTCAAAGGCAAGGCCATGGGGCTGTTGCTGCCCCTGGTGAAGGATAAAGTTCCAGTACTAGCGTAACGCTCAAGTGAACAACCCCGCAGAGATGCGGGGTTGTTTTTTATTGTTTAAACCCCTATATTGTTTTCATCAACAACGGAGCACACACCATGTTCACCTTCATTTTCCTCGCTATCGCCCTTCACCTTCTCCTCTGCTTCATCGAAGCCTTTGACGTCGTCTAACAAAGAAAGCCCCCACTCCCATGCTTACCGTTTCCACGCCAATACCGACCGCCTTGCGCGGCAAGATCAGAGCACTAGTCAAGGCTCACCCGCACTGGCGGCTGTTTCTTGAAGCTAAAGAGATCATTTCCGCAGACGCCAAGAACCGCGACTTGATCGAATTCGCCTTGTTCCATCCCAGCTTGGTTCGGCAGATTGAGCAGCTGATCATGCCGAACCCTGAAATGGGTTGGATCTCCGAGGCGGAAGCCCTGCTGCAACAGCTAGCACGGCCACCCAAGCTTCGGGTGCGAGTTAAAGCTAGGACCGCGACCGTATGAACAGGGCGTTGCCCCAGTGATCCAGCAAGGCCGCAGCCCGCCAGCACAGGCGGGCTGCTGCTACTCCTGTCCACCTAGACACGTCTAGACACCATTTTCCATATACCCCGAGTATGCTTTTATGTTCCATAATACAGCAGCGCGCTAACATGCTCGCTTCCCCCCTCTATAGTATATGGTGTACAGAGGTGTACAGGTGTCTTACGCTTTGATCTAAAAGAGCTTTTTCCTAGACACGTTCTGTACACCATCTTCTGACATGTCCAGAAATCTGTTAAAACCTCTTAGGGACACCCCATCAACCCATAATTTACAATCCTTCCACCCCAGCTTACGCATGATCTCTGCTATGCGCTTGCCCGCTGCTATAGTGAGCAGCTGCCCTCGCTGCCTTAGAAATTCATGGACAGCAACCCGCGTGATACACTCTTTTCCCTCTCTGACGCTTACAGCCATGTAGCCCTTGAGATTAGCCAGCTCGTCTTCCCACGGGTCTATGACACGCCGCTTTTCCTGTTCGTCAGCTGCTTCACTCCATAACACTTCATCAAGCACAAGCGTCTCTCCTGTGCTTTCAGCTGCTGCCGCTTCACCCCACAACTGCAGCCTGTCATTCCTCAACCGATCAAGGTTGATCGGTTGAATAACTTCGAATGTCCAGAACCGCCGGTTACCGGTAAGCGATAACAGGTAGCTTTCTGCATTGGTTGTTCCGACTTCGATTGACTGGCGCGGTTGATCGATCAGCACCCGCCCGTATGCTGGCCGCGCCCTGTCATTCACACGCGAGGCAAACGCCTTGACGTGCTCTACCTCTGTTCTCGATAGCCCCGATAGCTCCGAGTTCTCGTGTATCCAGATATCCGCCAGTTCTTCTTGCACCTCCCTGGCATTCTTCCCGAGGATGTTCGCATCCGAGAAGTTCCCTTCCCCCGCCAGCACCGCCCATGCCGACGACTTGTTCCAGCCTTCCGGGCTTTCGAGCACCAATATCTGATCGAACTTGCATCCCGGCCGCCGCGCTCTTCGCACTGCTGCCAACATAGTCTTGCGGAACGCCGCGCGGGCATATGCCGTATCAGGTGTATTGAAATAGTCAGGCCCCAACCGATCCAGCCGCTTCACTCCATCCCATAGCGTTTCCGCTGCATCCAGCATCTCGCATACCGGGTTGAACTTGTTTTCATGCGCCAGCGATATGATGGCTTCCCACATCGTGGATATGCTGAACTCCTTGCCGTATTCGCGGGTCAACCTGTCCCGCAACAGCAGCACGATCGGGTCTGTTATGTCCTTTCCTTCAAGGTAGATCCGGTGATGGAACTCATCGTATGCGCATTTGATATCCAGCCCGCTAATCGCCCGTTTCGCGTTTTCCGCGAGCGAAAGTATCTGCTTTTTCTCTCCTAGCTTGAACTGCACTCTCCCCTTTCCCGGCGGTACGTCTGGAACCTCCACGCCATCATCGAACACCCACCGCGCGTCCCATGCCTTGAACCCCACTGGATTGATCCGTTCCGCCATAGCTCTCAGCATGCCGCCCCGGGATAACAGCCCGTCTTTCCCAAAGCTGTCCCACTTCTCTTCCACGTATTCCCGCGTGAATGTATCCAGATCTTCTGGCGCCCCGTCCCATGTCAGCGTCCACTCAACAAACGGCTCACAGCCTTCCGGGCAAAGCCCTTTGGCGTAGTGCCCGATATCTACCCATTGCTTCCTGTCGATGTCTTTATGGTTGGGGATAAGTGCAAGCAGCTCTTCCAGAGCCTTTTCCCCGACAGACTTCCCAGAGGCTGTAGCTCGTGCCGGTATTGCTGCTGGGGGTATTGTTGCAGGATCAAGCGCTGCGTCCTCGTTAAGCTTGATCAGCTCAACTGGATCACGCTTGCGCGCAGGCTTGGTGTTGACCCCCATCGGCAACCGGAACAGGTGCTGACGCCCCGAGCCTTCCAGCTTCACCCCCAATAGCTGCTCCACTCCGGCAAAGAACCTGTCCCACTGCTCTGCTGGAACCGGCGTTGTCAGCCGGTACCACCATTGGTGATTACCTGCCGATGTCCGGACGATCGCGGTAGGAGTGCCGAGGAATAGCAGGACTTTGTCGGCTTCGGGCCCTTTGGTTCCGACATCATCGATAACCAGCGCCTGCACGCTGATAACAGCTTTCCGCAGATTGGAGCTAGCTAGCAGTCCGAACCGCCCGATCGACAGGTAGCAATCCTTGAGGTCGCTCAGATCTTCAAGCACCCGGGTGCGGGGATCTTTGGCGGCATTGGCGAAAATAGCGAAGAGTTTGTAGTCCGGATAAACCGCTTGCAGAAAGCGGTAGACATCGTTAGGTATAGACATAGTTGTGGCATCCTTTTGCACGGTTGTCGCACCGCCCTTGGTGTGTGGAAACAATGAGGGTTTAGTCTCAAAGGCGGGGTTCTGATCCTCTCAGAACCTCGCCTGTTTTTCAACTGCAGCTATTTTGTCACGACACTATATCTAGTCATCATTTTAGCTTCCCCGTCTATGGGCAGCCCCCCACTCCAAGAAGGTGCTTCCAACATCAGACTTTTAAGCTGCTCCGTGTCCTCCGCCGCATAAACCAGCTCGTCATGCACGGTCATCAAAGGCGACAAACCCCGACATGTCGCGACCCGCGACATCGCTTCGGCCATGATGTCGCGCGCCGCAGCTTGTGTCGCGTTTTCCGCCAAGGTCCCGCCCCATGTCCGCCTTTGCTTCCACGCCCCCTTCTCCTCGCCCCAGTACGTGATCTCGCCGCCCGTGCCGACGTGAGGCTTGTGGTAGTACAACACCCGGCCCGACGGCAGTCGCATCTGCAGGGTTCGTGCCGTAGCTGTGAACGTGATCGCGGACGGCAGCACCGGATACACTCGCCCCGGATGCAGGATCGCGTCCCGTGCCGCGCCCTCGCACTCGTACCAGAAACCCACGATCCGAGGGTTCCTTGCCCTCCACTCCCGCTTGAACCGCTCGGCTTCCGCTTCGGTCATCCGTACCCCGTAGTTCTCCCATGCCGTACTCCGGAGCTTTGCAGCGCCCATGCCGAACCCCAAGGCCAAGACCAAGACCTTCCCGAGCTGCCTGTTATCGCTTCCAACCTGCTGCGCCGTCCACACATACACGTCCTGGGAAGGGTCGCGGAACACCTCCAACACATCCTCTTGCCCTGCTAGCCAAGCAATCACCCTCGCCTCGATTTGCGAGAAGTCGAACGACCATAACGGCGTGCCATCTTCCCCGAGGCAGGCCCGCAAGCTCCAACTCACGCAATCCAACACCGGCGCAGGGGCTACCACGTCCAACCCATTACCGGCCTGGGCGGTGCGGATGAAGGCCTCGGGCGAAAACCCCTTGGGAACCCTGGGCAGGTTTTGCGGTTGGATGCCGCGTCCGGACCAGCGGCCGGTTCTTGCTGCCCCCAGGAACTGAAACTGCCCCCGAAGCCGCTGGCCCCCGGACACCATTCCCAGCATCGTCGCCAACTTTTTAGTGCTGGCGCGTGCGGTCCGGAGCCTGATCCCCAATACCTCCGCCACAGGGCTGCTAGAAGCCTCAGGGAAGCCCGCCAGGGCCTGTTCCACCTGCGGGCGGTCTACCCCACTCAGGTTCAATCCCTGCGTCCCTAGCCACGCTACAAGCCGTGCTGGC